AAAGTTCACATCACCTTCCAATACCTCGAAGAACTGGCTGTACTGCGCACCAGTCTGCTGAGATCTATCCATCCAATCGATAAGGGGGGTATAGATGCTCGGACCAGTTTGGAACTGCATCAGAATCTCTGGTACCTTATCGGTCCAAAGGTTCTGGTCAATTACTGCCACTGGGTTCATATTATAAAAATCTTCAAAAGCCATGATTGCTCTCCTAAATTAGTGCCCTTGCTGGCCTAGTAAGGCTAGATAGGCATCATAGTGTTGCTTGTATTCCGCAGGCTTATTAGCTTTGGATGCTTCATTAGCTGCATTCAACTCTGCCTGTGCGGTCGAAGCTTTCAGTTTGTCGCCTTCACCACCAGCGCCCGCTGGCTTGGGTAGACCACCTGCTCCAAATGATTCCTGGGCCTTCTTTTCGAAGACACCAAGCTTTGCACTGAAGTTAGTGAAGAGGGTCTTTAGCGCATCCTCTTTGTCATCTACACCAGTTTCAGGAAGAAGTCCTTCAGCTTCAAATGGAGCAAGCTGTGGGAATTCCTTCATGATCAGCATGGCACGAGCATTTTGTACTGCAAAGGTGTCCTTCTCTATTTCAACTTTATCCAGTTGTGACTGTAGAGTTGATACTGATTGGGTAGCCGTTGCATGCTCGCTCTTTACTGTGGTGAACTGACCACTCAAGTCGTCAAACTTAGTCTTCAGTTCCTTCTTGTCGTCCTGCTCTTTTTGCAGAGTCTGCATCAATCCAGTGTAACGCTTGTCTTTTGAGACATCATAATCAGTTGGATCGATCAACTTCTCTGACTTCTTGAGCAAGTCTTCGTACATCTTCTTATAGTCTGGATCCTGCTGGTTACTCGCTGACTGGTCGCCGAAGTTTCCACCAGAAGTACTGCCAGGGGACATGAATTTATTCTGAAACATTAGTTAATCTCCTAATTAGATTGCTCCAGATTTCTCATCGGCCTCACGAGCGGCCTTGGCTGCTGCAGGAGCAAACTTCGCAGCCCTATTGATAATTGCTCTTCTTTGAGCCTTCGAGGTATTATGACCTCTCAAACGAAGTGCAGAACGAGCCTGCGACTTGTTTTTAATTGGGAATCTTTCGTCATGTGTTGCACTATGCTCTTCACGATCTTTCTGAGTCACTTTGGCTACCATATCAGCCTCCTAAAGTCCTACTTGTCCTGGACCCATGCTACCATCACCACTTCCTGATAGTCCATAACCACCACCACCCATTCCAGTGGTTGCAGGCTTCATTTGGTCGGGAGCACCAGAAGCATTGGTTTGTTCTCCAGGTCTAGAACCTTGCGTTATCTTCTTGAAGTCTCTGGGTTTCTTGGGTTGAATAGCTTTAGTTTTACCACCACTATTACCCGAATTGTCTCCTCCAGATTCTCCATCCCCAGGTTGCATAGCCTGTTGCATGGCCATCATTTGTTGAATTTCTTCCATGATCTTTTCTGCTTCTGCAGCAGGATCTGGAACATCTCCAAGCAAACCAAGTAGCAGTTCCATTGAACCAAGATTTACACCCTTACGTGCAACAACTTCCTGTACTAACTGCTGACGATCCTTACCTAACATTGGTTGCCACTGTATTGTTACAGTAACATCAGAATCGCCCTTCTTGATTCCATATAGTCCATTCTCTTCCATCATGACAAGCAAGATGTGTGAGAAGCGCTGAAGGCCTGCTGTCCAGAACATTCTTTCCATCTCAACGTGGTCTGTCAAAGGACCCATACGAGTGGATATGGTTTCTGCTGAACGCTGCGAACCTTCATCCATGCCATCTGCTACTGCAGGGTGGTGAACCTCATGACGATACAACTCATAAAGCTTATCACCCAGTTTTATCATAACTTCAGATGCAAACGTAGGCTTTACAACACCCATCTCTGGATTGGCTTCATTGCCAGAGATACCAGTTACGCTGCCAAGATTATATAAGGGTTTTCCGTCTCCAATGTTTTCGAGCTTAATGTTGGTACGAACGTTACGGAACCATATATAACCATGGGAGTCTTCTGATACTGCATCCCCAATATCTGCCCATCGCAGGTTGAGTTCCCTAATGAGTCCACGTACAGAATCTGTGATAAGTGCATCACCATAGAAACTCCAGTTACGGATATGAGGAATGTAAACGAACGGTACAAGCTTGAATGGATTGGATCCCTGTGCTAACTCTCCACCCACCTGTAGTGGATGTGAATTGATCGATGCGGCATACTCGTTTGGTTTCCAATGCTCAATATAGTGCCAACGATTATCCTTTAGATCTGGATCGAAGCCATATTGAACAAGGTCAATACGATTTAGTTCCTTGATGACCCAGGCTTCTCGCAGGTGCCAATAATCATTACCATCAGGAATACCAATGAACTCTTTAGGGTTTGGATTGGTAATTCGAATGCGCTTGTCTTCTGGCAGCCACATTGCTTCAAATACGCTACCACCAAGATACTGCGAGATGATTGCATTAGAAGCAAAGAGCGCAGAGCCTTGATTGTCAATCCATACCTGTTTTAGCGCATCCTCTATTCTTTCCTTCTGATCATCAGGAGTTTCTGGAGTACACACAAATCTTATGGGTGCTCCACCATCCTGTATACTAGAAGCTGGCTTTCCTATTAGGGTAGTTGCATGCAACTCGCATGTATTCCTAATAGGATTGATCTTTAGAGGATAGCGCTCAAACTTATGTCCAGAAGCTTTATCAATGACTTCTACGTTGAGTATTGTACCAAGATACCATGACTCAAGTTCCCTATATGCGTCCAGTTGTGCCATGTACCTAATATAAGGAAAATTAGGCAAATTCGCCAAAGAGAAAGGCGAGATGACATCAACTACAACCTTTAGGGTACTATCAATCGTATTTCCAAGCGAGTTGAACAATTTAAACCTCTACCAATTTATGTGGACAAATTCCATTATGCTTTGCCCTACCACAATTGCAGTTATAGCACAATATCTGAAACATATTTGGATAATCATTCTTTACAATCCATCTGATGAGAGTGTCTCCAGGTCCAACTTGTTGTGTGTGTTTTGTTCCACCACCATTGATATGATCAATAGTAAGAAAGTTTATATTGCTTTCTCCACAGCATGCACACTTAGGTGGATCTCCACCATAATGAATAAGAACATGAATTCGTCTTTGTCTATTATTCTCTTTAGTCCTCTCTATCCCATGAAGATATTGTTCTGGATGAGATAAATTATATTTTTGCACCGACTTCACATACAAAGATCTATGTGTTTTTTGATACTCTTTTTGATATGCAGTTTGTGCAGCCATTAATCCCTGTATGTAAACAAAAAACAGACTATATAGAATCGATCTCTATATAATCTGTTATGATATTGTGGTACTTGTCCATTATAGCACAAATCTAAGTGTATTTATCTTCTCATCTTTTGCTCTATCTGGGAGTCCTGCGTTCTCGGGTCATGTTCCGAGCGTCCCGCATTATTTCTCTGCGAACGTTCACTCCAGGTCCCACCTTCGCTTCTATCAAATCTGCGAGGGTTGACAATCTCAATGCCCTTGCCTCTGTCATTATCGCCTTCTTCCTGATCAAGGATGCCCCACGTTGCATGAATCGCATGCGCAGCCATTGCCATAGTCGCAACAAGATCTTGTGGAAGTTTTGCGTTTGGGTTTCTATCCACGATTGGGTCATAGTTTTTTAATTGACTCCCGATGCCTATACATATACTTGGCCATAGCATCTGACCATGCTCAAGCATAATACGCAATGAGCCCAGATAAGACATGCGCTTACCGCCAGAAAAATCCATAGGAGTAAGTGCGCTTACTGAATACTTCTTACCATAGATCCTATCCAGTGATACGATCTCTGCAGTGTTCTTCTGGGGTCCCGTTGAGTCTACGCCAGCTATGATAGGCTTGTAGTAAGAAATCCAGTCAATAACTTGATTTACGAATGGTTCTATCTGCCCACCACCATTACCCCAACTCAAAGCAGTAAGAGTTGCGGCTTTGCCCTCTGCAGCATCTGTAACATCCCAGACTTGTACTACATATGCATTACGTGCTGGTGGAGCTCCAGTTCCAGGATCTCCTAGTAGGAAATACATCCTTCCGTCTCTTCTGGGTGTCTGAACGTAATAAGCGCCCAACTGAGGCAGGGTTTGCATGTCAAAGTCCCTATCCTTGTTCATGATTCCAAAGTTTATGGATTCAGACATGATTTTGGATGCACAGGCATCTACTACTGTTTTGGGGAAGTAAGTTCCTCTTCCCTCAGGTCGTTTGCCAGTGAGGAACCTGTCAATGTCTCCAGACCCGATAACCATTCTGTTGATTTTGATGATTTGATCGATCTGCTTTTGTGTTGTGTTCTTATTCGATGACGTATCGATATTGAGAGCAAGCGAGTTTTCTGGATCTGCGGCTGCCATGTCGAAGAGAATCCAGAGATCGGGATTATCCCAAGGGTTTGTGATGAGTGAGATCCTACCCAGATATGGTCTTCCCCCTGGCGTAGCTCCAGTTCCACGTGTTGATAGGTTCGCAACAATCGTGCCAAGATCATCAAGTCGACCCGCCTCATCAATATTGATCCAATC